ATGGTAATGAAAAATTTAGATATGTTAGATCACATATTAGTTGGTGAAAAACCTATTAGATTTAATCAATATAATAATAAACTATTTGTAGATATGGATTGGAAAAATGACATATCTGTAGGAGAGTATCTTGTTATTGAGTGTTTTAGAAAACTAGACCCTACCGTTATGACAGACGTTTATAACGACATATACTTAAAAAGATATGTTACTGCATTACTTAAAAAACAATGGGGTTCTAACTTATCTAAATTTAATGGTGTTGCAATGTTAGGTGGTGTTACACTTAACGGTCAACAAATATTTTCAGAAGCACTACAGGATATACAAAAATTAGAAGAAGAAATAAGAGGCACATACGAAACGCCTATAACTTACATGATAGGATAATGCCATGCCAATTAATCATTATTTCCAAGGTGGCAACGGAATCGGAAACGACTCTGAAAAAAGATTACACGAAGATTTAATTATAGAAGGCCTAAAGATATACGGCCTAGATAATTTTTACTTACCAAGAACATTAGTCAACAAAGATTTAGTTTTAGGAGAAGATACTCTATCTAAATTTGACCAATCTTACATGATTGAGATGTACATGGAAACTGCTGAAGGTTTTGGTGGTGAACAAGAATTAGTATCTAAATTTGGTTTAGAAATTAGAGAAGATACAACATTTGTCATTGCAAAAAGAAGATGGCAAAATCAAGTTGATAATCAAGCAGTACAGATTATAGATGGTAGACCTAACGAAGGTGATTTAATTTATGTACCATTAATGAATAGTTTTTTTGAGATACAATTCGTAGAAGATCAGGAACCATTCTTTCAACTAGGTAACTTACCTGTCTATAAATTAAGAACAACTAGATTTGAATATTCTAGTGAGAAACTTGATACAGGCAGATCAGAAATTGACGTTGCTGAAGATAGATTATCTATAGATCAATTACAACATCAATTAGTACAAGAAGACGGTACAGGTTTCTTATTAGAAACTTCAGATTTAGTGTTGAAAAATTACGACTACTTGGTATTAGAAAGTCATGT